AACGTTTTCCTCATAGAGGTAGCGATTTGTCTTCTGAGTTTGAAGTTAGAGTACCTGAAGAAGAAATACAGTCTCGTTCTCGTACTGCTATGATTCAGCAAGCTGACAAAATGTTGCAAATGGGTTTAATACAGTCTCCTGCTCAGTATGTGCGTATTGCTGATTTGCCTGGCTCTGATGATATTATTGCTGGTATATCTCCACAGATAGCTAAAGCTAAACGTCAAAATTCTCAGATGGCTCGTGGCGAGATAGGTAATCCTGAATGGGACAAAGATGATGATCATGATGTCCATATTGAGGAACATCGTGCTTTTATGTCTACTAAACGTTGGGAAATGTTACCTGAAAAAATTCAAAAACTTTTTAGTGATCATGTGCAGATACATAAAAACTTTAAAGCTGAGAACCAAGCTAAGGATATTCAGATGGCTGGTGCTCAAGCTATGGCTGAACAAGCTATGGCTCCTGTCCCTGAGGTTGGTCAAGAAGGTATGATACCTCCACCACCTCAGGCTCCTCAAGAACCTATAATGCAAGAAGGAATGGAAGCTCCTATGGGTGATGATTTAGGAGCTATGTTAGGACAAGGATAATGGCAGATATAGAAAAGGAATTAAAAAAAGTAAGGGATGAAGCGGCTCAACGAAGAGTTGAGTTAGCTCCTTTTAAAAAAGCTTTTGAGTCTTTTGATGAGGAAGCTGTTGCTTGGTTGTTAGATACTATTTCGTTAATTAATGATAATCCTTATGAAGCTGGTGAGCGTTTTGCAACGTTAGCTGTTGGTAATATGGGTGAAGATGGCTTTACTGCTTGGGCTAAGGATATAGTTTTTGACGATAACGACAATACTGTTGCTAATACTACAAATATAGGAGAAAATAATAAAATGGAACCTACTGAATTAAAAGCTGAGTTAGAAGCGTTTGAAGAACGTTTGCTTGGTCAGATAAATCAAAATAAAGCTGAAACACAGGAGTTGCTTCAAGAGCAACAAAAGCGTGAACAGTTTCGTGAGATAACTACTATTGTCACTAATTTGGGTTATGAGCCTGAGTCTTGGCAAGGCAAGATGCTTATTCAAGTTGCTAGTGGCGAAGTTGATTCTAATATGCCTATTAATGAACGTTTGGCTAAGGCTCATGAAATAGTTTCTGAACGTTTAGGTACTGCTACTGAGGAATCTTCTGATTCTGTTAAAATAGGGAATGCTGAAGTTTCTAATGATCCTTTAAATGTTCCTGCTACTGGCGGTCAAGTAGGCGGTGGTGGAATACCTAACGCTGGAGAAAATGTTCCATTAAGTTTTACTGACGCTGATGACGCATTAATGACTCTTCTTAAATCAGAGATAGGTCAATAATGGCTATACCTACTTCTAGTAAATGGGTACGTCTTAACGAATTGCATCCTAAAATGAAATATCGTTTAGAAAAGTTTTTTGCTGATCCACGTATTAAAGGTAAGGTTGTTGTTAGTTCTGGTGTTAGGACTTATGCACAGCAAAAAGATTTGTATCGACGGTATAAAGCAGGAACGTTCCCGAACCTTGTAGCGAACCCAGATCGCAAATTTGGCGGTGGTTTCCAGGGTTCTTGGCACATGCAACAGCCTAGTCATCCTGAGGGGAATTATGGTTTTGCTGTTGATTTTCGTATTGTTGGTAGGATATCCACAGGGGATGTGAATAAAGTAGCTAGAGAATATGGGATGGAAAAGACTGTTCCTTCTGAGTGGTGGCATCATCAAGCGTACGGGTATCGGTATGATACGCAAAAGTATGATTGGTATGATGCTCCTGCTTTGTCTAGTGACGACGAAAAGAAAGCTGAAGTAGGTGCTACTGTTTTAGCTAAGACTCAAAATCGTGGGGCTTTTGCTGAAATAGCTTCTGCTATGAAAACTAAGTTACGTAGAAATGCTAAAGGTCCTGCTGTTAAATTAATGCAGTCAAGGTTAGCTAATTTAGGTTATCGTTTAACTAAATATCCTTCAGCTCGAACAGGTATTGACGGACATTTTGGTTGGTATACACTTAGAGCGTTAAAACAATTTCAAAAGAAAAAAGGTCTTGTTGCCGATGGCATATGTGGACCTAACACATGGAAGGCGTTAATGAAGAATGGGTAAAATAGATTTAAGGGATTTAGGAGAACGTGTTTTAGCAACGTTTTTGCAAGCTTGTGGCGGAACTTTAGGCACTAATTCAATTGTAGATATGGGTATTTCTGAATGGAAACTTATACTTGCATCTGGTGGGGCCGCAGTTCTAAGCTTTTTGAAAGGATATGCCGCATCTATTCTAGGAAAGGATGGATCTTGTTCTGTTGTACGCAGAAAAGATCTAGATGAATCCGACTTGGAAGAGATGTATGGCGAGGTTCCGGCAAACTAAAAAATTATTTCAAGTTTTAAGTAGAGGTTTATTAGCTTCTTTGCTTTTAATTGTTTGGTTTGCGCCTCCTGCGCCTGCCCAAACTGTGTGTTCAGCAACTGAAACTGGTTGGGAATGCACAATAATTGTAGATACTGTAGATGAAGGACCTAAGTTTACTTTTGTTATTGCAGAATCAACACAAGTTACTATTACTACTTATACAAGTTTAACGTGTAACGATCATGGATTGGAAAATGGGAGTGCAGACCCGTATATTTATTTGTATGACGATAATGAAACGTTGCTTTTTGAAGATGATGATTCGGCTCCGCACAATAATGGAACAAATTTTTGTTGGGATTCCTACATACAAGAAACCTTAGACCCTGGCACGTATGTGCTTAAGGCTGACGTTTTTGATGAGTATACGGTTGGCACGTATTCGATGGATATTTCTGGAGGAGATTGGACTGTTCCGCAGGAGCAAGAACCTGAACCAGAGCCTGACCCAACTCCGGAACCTGAGCCAGAGCCAACACCAGAGCCAACGCCTGAGCCGACACCTGAACCTACTCCCGAACCTGATCCAACTCCTGAGCCGACCCCAGAGCCAGATCCGCTACCAGAACCAGAACCCACACCACCAGAGGTACTCCCCACCCCAGTACCAGAGCCTGAACCCATCCCATCTCCACTCCCAACGCCATCATTACCAGTATTTGAGATGCCGATAATAGACATAGAGGAATTAGAACTAGTCCCATGGGAAAATGGTATCACATGGGAGGATATTGATTATGAAGATTTTGAAGAACTGGAATTTGAAGAAATTGAAGAAGAGGAAATTGAAATTTTACTTGAAGAGTTTGAAGAGGAATTGAGTGACGAAGAACCTTTGGAAGAGGAACAAGAACCTGAAATAATAGAAGAAGATGAAGTATTATTGGAAGAATCCGAGTACGAAGACCTTGAAGTGGATGATCTCTTTGAGGAAGAAACAGAACTTTTGGAAGAAGTATTATCAGACCCAGAGGAAATTGAAGAATTTTTTGAAGATGTCTTAGAAGATAACGAAGATTTTTTTGAAGAAGCTGAAGAAGAAGAATTAGAAGAATTATTTGAAGCCGCTCCAGCTTTATTCAATGAAGCACCGGATGAAGTTAAAGATGAATTTGAAGAATCTGTAAATATTTTTGATGGTGGTTTTGACGATTATGTTGCTGAAGATAGCACCATAACTGTAGAAGAAAGGCGTGTTGTTGTGGCGGCAACAACAGTAAGTGCAGTAGTAGCCGCTAGACCTGCGGTACAGCCGAAGCCTATACTAGGTTCATCGCCTGCAAGCGGTCCATCAATCCCTCAACGAAGGAGGAATACATGATTAAATTCTTGAAGAGATTTATTCGAGAGACAACCATGCTTGGCTGGACTATTGGAGGTACTGGCCTTGTATTGATTACATTATCAGGAGAAACACGTGAATATGGTATTTACATTTCTATTGCAAGTTTTATTGTCCACATGTTTGGTGTACTTATTAATTGGGACAGTGAAGAAAAGTGAATCTTTTTGCAAACACAGTTCTACGCATTGTGAGTGTTTTCGGAATACAGGTAATGGCAATTATAGGGGGAGCCAGTATGATTGGCGGCATCCCAGTTTACAAGGCCGCAATTCTGAGTGGTGTGTGTGCTGTGGCGCAAGTCCTACAGAAAATTGCAATTGCATTTGCTGACGATGGAGTGTTAACTTCTGAGGAACTTAATGCGGCTTTTTCTAATCATACAGCTCCACAAGTTGAAGAATAGTTGCATTTAGGTTACAAATACTTTATATTTAGTTGTAGGTGACAGGTCACCAAGTCGCATCAAAGCAGGCTTTGATAGCAAGACGAAGTAATTTATTCATCTACAAGCATATAAGGAGTTAGCCAAATGACGGCAACGACTACTACGCTGGATGCGGCGCTAAAGGAATATTATCTTCCACCAGCTCGTGAACAGCTAAATAATGAAAACATGATGCTTGCTCAGATCGAACGGTCTTCACGTCACGTAGAAGGTCGCCGAGCTGTACTTTCTTTGCACGTACAACGCAACAGCGGTGTTGGTGCTAGAGCAGAAGGCGGTCAACTACCAACGGCAGGAAGCCAGGGATATGCAGAAGAAAGAGTAGGCCTTGCCTATAACTATCTGCGGATCAAAGTATCTGGACAAGCTATGAAAGCAACAGTAAATGACTCAGGTTCATTTGTGCGAGCACTTTCATCAGAGATGACACAAGGTGTTAACGACCTACGTCGTGACATTAACCGTCAAATCTTTAACGATGGAAATGCGGCTATAGCACAATGCGCTTCAGTATCTACAGCAACAGTTACACTTACTAGTCCAACAACACAACAACTGAATCAACTTCATGTTGGTATGTTGATTGACATTGGTACAGTAATTGACGCTGATGCTAAAGGCGCTGGGCTTGAAATTTTATCTATTGATAAATCAGCAGGTACAGTAACCTTTACCTCTAACCCAACATCAGGAATTGGAACCTCGCACTTTCTATTTAGGCAAGGTAACAAAAAAGATGCTGACGGTTCAGGTGCAGATGCCGCTGACAATGCAGGTACACACGAACTTATCGGTCTTGCAAAGATCGTTGGGACCGCTGGTACTTCGCTACATAACATAGATTCAAGCACATACCCATCTTGGTCATCTATTATCAACGACAACAGTGGCACAAACCGAGCCGCAACTGACACTCTCTTTGAGAAAGTCATTGACGACATAGACATAGAATCAGGCAAAAGCCCGAACCTATGTGTCACCACTAAAGGTGTACGTCGTAACTATGCGGCACAGTTGAAGAGCATGAAGCGATTCAATGACGGAGCTTCTCTTACCCTTAAGGGTGGTTTTAAAGCTCTGACTATTGATTGCGGAGATGTTTCACTTCCACTTGTAGCTGATAGAGATTGCCCAGCTAACCTGGCATACCTGCTTAACACCAGCCATATCGTTCAACACGAAATGTCTGACTGGGAATGGGCAGATTATGACGGAGCTATTCTTAGGAATACTGCTGGCTACGATCAATTTGAAGCTTACATGTTTAAGTATCATCAAATCTGTACTGACCAGAGAAACACACACGGTAAAATTTCTGACCTATCGGAGAGTTAATCATGGCTCTAACGATATCTAATGAAGACCGTAGGATTATGGGTGACAGGGTAGTCATTGACGCAAAAATTGCGTTTGATGATAGCTACCCTACAAACGGAGAAGCTTTGGCTAATACTCAGTTTTCTGGGTTGCACCAAATAGATTCACTAATTGTTCACTCAACTAATCTTGCGTTGCACCGTGTTATCTGGGATGACACCAATAGCAAACTTAAAGTATTCGTAGAAGACGGCACTACAGGTAAAGAAGCTGAAGTGGGCGATACTACAGATATCAATACTTTACGTTGTTTGGTACAAGTTACAGGTAAATAACCTCTAAACTAGGACCGGCAAGGTTTTTTTCCTTTCTTCCTTGTCGGTCTTAGGAGAGTTATGAACAGATCAGAATTAACTAAACGTATTCAAGAAACTAAACTTATAGGCAATGATCTAGCAGATATTATAACTAAAGGATCTCCAGCTATGGGTTGGGAAGGTGATCCCTTTCT